CGAGGAGTCCGACTGCCCGCCGTTCGAGGACCGGTGGGGGTGCTGGCCCGCCCGCGGCCCGGAGTGCGGGATCGACTGGCACATCGAGTCCGGCTCGACGGTGATCGACAACAACCCGTGCGAGTGTCGCGTTCCGGGGTACCCTCGCCGATGGAGCATCGGACTTTGCGCCCCGGCGCACCCGCGAGGAGAGGCGTGGGGGGTGACGGTCAAACTCGAGCGTAACGGACGAACGCTCGCCCAGGATCATGCTTACTTCTACGTCAAGTGATCGCAACCAACCGTTCGGCCCGCTGCCGAGCGGTTCGGTTGCGATCAGGAGGCCCATGTCTGGAAACTTCCACGTTTACCCGGAGTACAGTGGGGCGGACGGCGCTGACCACGGCTTTTCGGAACACCGTCCCGGGTGCCCGGCGGAGAGCCCTAGTGGCTGCGGCTGCTGGGAGGACCTCGTGACCCAGCAGCACCTCACCGACGGCAGGGTCTGCTGGTGCCATCCCTCGATTGTAGAAGTTCTGGGCACCGAGTCGAAGGTAGTCGTTCATCGTCGTCTGGAGTGCTGATTGGCGCAGCGAGACATCAACGTAGGCTTTCGGTTCGACGGCAGAAACGTCGACGCCACGGAGCACGCCGAACTCTACGCTGCTCGCTACGTGACTCGCGTTTCGGAAGAGACCAAGCAGGCGATCCGGACGCTCGTGGTGCGCGGTTTCCGGGACGGCGTGACCCCGTACGAGACGGCCAAGCTGATCCGATCGGTGGTGGGCCTCGACAGTCCCCGGGCTGCGGCGCTGGCCAGCTATTACCAGCGGCTCAAGGAGTCCGGTACCGACGCTGATACGGCCCAGAGGCTGGCCGACAAGTACGGCGCGAAGCTCCTGAAAGACCGGGCGCTCACCATCGCCAGAACAGAGACGATGGGCGCGCTGAACCTGGGCAGCCTGGAGCAGGCTCGGCAGCGAACGGCGGCGGGCGTCCTCCGCAACACCCAGAAGACGTGGTCGATCACGCCGGACGAGAAGACGTGCCGGGTCTGCCGCCCGCTCGCCGGCAAGACGGTGCCGCTCGAGGCTCAGTTTCCGGGCGGGGTTATGGCGCCGCCCCGACACCCTCGGTGCCGCTGCAGCCTGACGTACAAGAGCGGGCCCGAGGAGCAGCCCGCGGTGTCACCGGCGGACCAGTCGCTGGACCACCTGAAGGAAGTCGGGGTCGACGTCAAGCTCCCGACCGCCTCGGCATTCGACGAGATGGTGTCGGACGCCGCGGAGATCTGGCGGACGACCGACGTAGCAGCTCGGGGGCGGCTGGTCTCGGGTACGATGACGGCGCTCGAGGAGGCCCGCGCGGCGTTTCAGCACCTGGGTCTGGACCCCGCGGAGCCGCTGGCCCTGCGTTTCCAGTTGCTCCTGGATGAGCCCGCGACTCTGGCCAAGGCGGGGACGTCGGACATCACGGTCAACCTCCTGAACCAGAGCTGGCGGAGCCTGGCCGCGATGGAGGCGAAGCGCGGCGAGATGGTCACCCGGCGCTGGTGGCCGGACGGCATCGCGCAGGGCCACGCCCTGGTTCACGAGTATGCGCACGTCCTACACCCCTGGAACGGCGCTCTCCGCACGTGGGCCCAGGTGCGCGACCAGATCGGCATCGCGTCCCCCGTCGCCCTCGCGCACCGAGTCAGCGGCTGGGCCGCGCAGGGTCCCCGCGAGTTCGTGGCGGAGGCGTACATGGCCCAGGTCTACGGGCGCCAGCTTGAGCCTGCCGTCCTGGAGATGTACGTGGCGCTTGGAGGACCCCCTCTGTGACTCTTACCGCCTCGTAGACGCCTCCCAGTAGCTGGGAGCTGATCGCAGGGCTGCATGGTCCATGCTGGACGTGCAGGGGGTCATGTGATACAATAACATCTTCAGTAGGACTCTGCCGAGTCGGCAGTAGTCTCATCTAGCGGCGGTGCCGCAGGAGAACAATGAAAGCCATCTACGACAGCCAGGACGCGATCCCGGAAGCCATCCGGGCGGAGTACGAGGAGAAGGACGGGAAGTTCGTGCTGAAGGTCGACGGCGACCACCCGGTGGTCATCGAGGCGACCAAGCAGGCGGTCGACGCCGCTCGGCAGGCGACCGAGCTGAAGGCGAAGCTCGAGGGGTTCCGCGAGAACAACACGACGCTGCTGAAGGAGCTGGGAGCCCAGTCGTTCGACGACGCGAAGCAGCGGCTGAAGGAGCTCAAGAAGATCGACCCCGCCGAGTACGAGCGCCTCAAGGATCGTACCCGCGAGCTGGAAGGACAGGGCATCCGGACGTCGGAAGACGTGACGCGGCTCTTCCTCGAGCGCACGCGGTCGCAGGTGGAAGCAGCGGTGAAGCCGCTGCAGGACGAGCTGTCCGCAATCAGGGACCGGGAGCGGCGGGCCAACGAGGCCCTCGCCCGGACGACCCTGGAGAACGCCCTACGTGACGCCGGCGTGAAGGCCGGGGTGGACGAGAAGGCGATGCCGGATTTTCTCAACCGAGGGATGAGCGTGTTCGCCATCAAGGACGGCCAGGTGGTCGCCTTGAAGAACGGCGAGCCACAGTTCAGCCGTCGGAAGGCGGGGGAGTCGCTCACGGCCGAAGAGTGGGCGCAGGATCTCGCCACGGACGCACCTCACCTCTTCCGACCCTCGCGGGGCGGCGGAGCTCCTGGCAGCGCCGGCAGCGCACCGCGGAAGCGGTACGTCAGCGGCGAGCCTCTGGAGTTCGGCTCGAACCTCGAGGCGATCGCGAGGGGCGAGGTCAGCGTCCAGTCGTAAACCGTACCGGCACGCAGGCTTGGCCTGCGTGCCGTGACGTAAACTTCGCGGGCGGTGACAGACCGCCAAAGGTCGCGGGCGTCGGGGACGCAGCGGCCAGAGCCCGGTGGGCCCAACTACTAGACTGATCGTGGCCGACTTCGGTCACGACCAACACTTAGAGGTCCACACAAGTGGCAAACACCAACACCCTCGCAGTCGTCGTCCCCCAGCTCCTGGCCCAGGGCCTGCTGGCGCTCCGCCAGATGGCGGTCATGCCCCGTTACGTCAACCGCGCCTACGAGGCGACGGCGGGCGAGAAGGGCTCCTCGATCGACGTCCCGATCCCGTCCGCCATCACCGCCGTCCAGGTCTCCCCGAGCTACGTGGCTCCGGACGACGCCGGAGTGACGCCGACCAGCGTCAACATCCCGCTCAACCAGTGGTGGGAGGCGCCGTTCTTCCTCTCCGACAAGGAGATGCTCGAGGTCCAGGCCGGCACGATCCCGATGCAGGCCACCGAGGCCGTCAAGAGCCTCGCGAACAACGTCGACAACGCGATCCTCGCGCTGTACAAGGACATCTACGGCTACGCCGGCGTCGCTGGCGTCACGCCGTTCTCGTCCGACCTGTCCGAGTTCCTCGCCGCGCGCAAGGTCCTGAACGAGCAGCTCGCTCCGACGGATCCCCGCTTCGTGGCGATCGACCCGGACGCCGAGGCCAACGCGCTCGGCCTCCGCGCCTTCCAGGACGCCGCGTTCCGCGGTGACCGCGACGGCATCCTCAACGGCCAGATCGGCTTCAAGCTCGGCAGCACCTGGTTCATGGACCAGAACATGCCGCAGCACACCGCCGGCACGGCTTCCGGCGCGACGACCGACGCGACCGGCTACGCGGCGGGCCTGAAGACGGTCACCCTGGCTTCGGCCGGTACGGGATCGATCCTCGTCGGCGACATCATCTACTTCGCCGGCGACTCCCAGTCGTACACCGTCACCACGGGCGACGCTTCCGTCGCGGGCGGCGGCACGGTCTCGTTCGAGCCGGGCCTCCAGGTGGCGATCCCGACCGCCACGACGGCGATCACCGTCGTGGACGACCACCGCGTCAACCTCAACTTCCACCGCGACGCCTTCGCGTTCGCTTCCCGGCCGTTCGCGGGCGCGGACCCGATGGGTCTCGGCGTCTTCCAGTCGGCCGTCGACCCGGTCTCGGGCCTGACCCTCCGCCTGGAGGTCTCCCGGCAGTACAAGAGGACTCGCTTCGCGTACGACATCCTGTACGGCGTGAAGACGATCCGTCGCGAGCTGGCCTGCCGCATCGCCGGCTGATCCCTCAGTCTGGAAGGGCCGGCTCCGAGAGGGGCCGGCCCGCCAGAAAGCAGCACGAACCGGGACGGCTAGACGCCGCTCCGACGATCGGGCAAACCGACTAAGGAGACGAAACACATGAGCACCCCGATGTACCCCGAGGGCCGCACCACGTTCTTCACGAAGTGGGCCAACGGGATCCTGAAGTTCTACAAGCGCTCCACCAACACCGAGTTCTACGCCGTGGACGGCAACACCGGCGCCGCGTTCGGCACGGGCGTCGCCAAGCACCTCCGTTCTCGCGTCGCGATCGCGGACGTCAACGCGGGCGCCACGCTCCTCCCGGCGGTCGCGGGCTATAAGTACCGCCTGATCGACGCGAAGGCGGTCGCGATCGGCGGCGCGGTCGGCACCCTCACGACGGTCGACATCAAGGCGACGCAGTCGACCTCCGTCGTGAAGCTCGTCGCCTACGCCCAGGCTTCGCTCACCCAGAGCACGGTCCTCCGCGACGGCGCGGCGGGCGCGGCGGTCCTCGCGGACGGCGCTTCCTACGTCCAGAACGACGTCAACACGGCGATCACCATCGGCAAGACGGGCGGCACGGGCGACACGGCCACGCACGTCGACGTCGAGCTGACCTACGCCCTGGAGGTCTAAGGTATGATCTCCACCCCGATGTACCCGGAGGGGCGCACCTCCTACTTCACGAAGTGGGCGGGCGGGATCCTCAAGTTCTTCAAGCGGTCGACGGGCGTCGAGTTCTACGCCATCGACGGCAACACGGGCTCCGCCTTCGGCACCGGCCAGGCCCGGAACCTTCGCACGCGCTTCACGCTCGCCCAGGTGAACGCGGGCGCGACGGTCCTCGCGGCTCGAGCGGGCTACAAGTACCGGCTGATCGACTACAAGCTCATCGCCGTCGGCGGCAACGCCGCAGCTGGCACGTCGGTCGACCTCGCGGCGACGCAGGGCGGGAATCCCGCGCTGCTCGTCGTGGCGGCCCAGGCAGGACTCACCCGCAGCACCGTAGTCCGCGACGGTGACGCCACCGGCGCGGTCCTCGCGGACGGCGCGTCGTACGTCCAGAACGACGTCAACACCGGGATCACGGTCGCGGCAGTCGGGACATTCACCACCGCGACCCACTTCGACGTCATCCTGACGTACGCACTGGAGGTCTAAGGAACCATGGCCAAGTCCACCCCCGCCGAAATCGAGATCTGGTACGACAACGCCGGCGGCACCCCCGTCGACATCTCACAGTACGTCCAGAGCTTCAACGGCATCGAGATCGAGAACCTCATCGAGGAGACGCACACGTTCGGCGACTCCTTCGAGGAGAACACCCCGATCGGCATCGGCCGCGTGACGAACATCACGCTCGAGGGCCTGTACGACGACGTCGCCGGCGGCCCGCACGAGCTGTTCGGCGCCGCCCTGCCGACCAACCCCAACAGCCCGACGCGCACGTTCACGGTCGTCTGGGGTAACGGCAAGTCCACGACGCTCGAGACGATCCTCGTCAAGTACAACCGGACCGCTGACCGCAGCGCCCTGACCCGCTTCACCGCGGAGCTGGCAAACGCGGCGACGGCCCCGATCGAGGTGTAAGCCCGCCGGGCTGACACCATAGACCCGGGCGGGGAGCAACCGCTCCTCGCCCTGGTCGCCACTCTCTCGCTTCTCCCAGTGCAACGCTGGCTCAAGGAGACGACTTGGACCTGACAACCAACAGTGACTCTCGCGCAGAGCGGTTGCCTGCGCTGTAAGGCCGAAGGAGAGATGAGATGGCGACAGCCAACCAGGTGAGCCTGGTCTCAGGGGTGATCCGCCCCGCCGGAACCCACGTATCAGCCCCCTGGTACGTCGGACGTGACTGCCGATACCTGGCCGTCCAGTCGAACTTCGCCAGGACTTCCGGCGGCA